TCTTAATTCTTTCTAAATGTTTATGAATTTCTTTTAATAATACCGGTGTTCTTATCTCCATTCTGGGATTAAGAACAGCATCCCCTTTTTTGTACTTATTTGGATTAAACCGGATGAAAATCCATTTTCCAGAGAAATGCATGAATAAATCATCATATCGTATTTCTTCATCCTTTTTATTATAAGTGCCATGCTGATTTTCATCTACTTCAATTGCCAACATAGTATTTCCAACAAGTTTCCAGAAATCTACTCGTCTTCTTGAAGAACAATCGCAACCGCTATGATAAATTGGTTTATCATATGTAAAGTCTAAGTTATTTTCAGTAAGCATTGTTCGTACTTTTGTTTCATAAACTTTACAATTCATTTCAAGACATAAGGGGTCATTTGGAAATAAATGTTGAAAGCAAAAGGTACAATATCCCCTATATTTTTTATTTCCTCGTAATAAACATTTTTCCTGTTTACATTTTCTTACTAAATCTTTTAAATTAATCATTCCGTCTTCTTTACAAGTACCACAATATTCATAATTGTTTCCTTCATATCCAAAACATGCGCCAATTACTTTACATTTTATACACTTTTTCGTAACTAAATCAACCATTCCACCCAATTTACAGTTAGAGCATCGTACGGACCGACCTCCTTCAAATCCATAACACGGTTGTTTTTTATTACACCCTTCACACTTTTTATTTAGACAAACCATATCCTCTGTTTTACATTTTACACAATGACTGTACTTTCCCCCAGGCAACCCATAACTAGGTTCTACAAGATTACATCCTTCACACTTTTTTGTTCGAACATCAGTCATTTCAGAAGATTTACAGTCGACACAATGGGTTGCCCGTTTAGTTTTATCTAGACCAAATGTTGGCTGTTTTTTATTACAGCCTTGACATAATTCTTGTTTTCTATAAATCATGTCCTCTGTTTTACAAGAAGCACAATGCGTATATTTTCCATCAGGCATTCCAAATGATGCCGCTACTTTTTTACAGACTTCACACCGCTTTGTAACCAAATCAACCATTTCTGTATCTTTACACGCCTTACATCGTGTTTTCTTTCCTCCTTCAATCCCGAAAGAAGCACGTTTTATGTTACACTTGTTACATAGGGTTGGTTTTGGCATTTTGTTACAAACTACTATACAAGGCTCCCTATCAATTTTATATAGCCCACCTAACTCCCAACAAAATTCCAGCGTAAAAATAGAGATGGCGAAGGTAATCGTTCTCAAACTTGCTAAAGGCACACCTGCTCCTCCTGGATACACCTATGTGCGCTCCACCCGAACACTCGACTTTTATAACAAGACTGTCCAAACAGTCACAAAGACGGATATGGATGATTTAGCATCCCTCTTTGGTACCATGGGTGTCGTTGGAAATACGCCGATTGCCCCTGTGGAGAGACCTGCCGTTGCCATTGTGGAGGATACGGAAGTCTCTGCGCTCATGAATGCGTTTGGTGGACTAGGAATGGGCGGTCGTCGCAGAAAGGCATCTCGTAAGAGCCGCAAGTCTAAGAAGAGCCGCAAGAACCGCAAGAGCAGAAAGAACTAACAAATCTATAAAATAAATCCGACTGTATCTTTGTATTTTTATACCATAAACTACAGAGATACATGCCTCCCCCGTCAGCTCCCACGATTACATCCGCTGTGAATACCAGTGGAACGGTGAAGATATCATGGTCTGCTGTGTCAGGTGCCACGAGCTACACTGTATCTCTAAGCCCGGATGGCGGAACAACCGCGCAAACCACGAGTGAGACAACTGTAACTTATTCCAATGTCACGAGTGGTCAACAATATACTGTAACTTTATACGCAACAAATGCGTCTGGAAATAGCGCCAATGCTACGCAAGTAGTTGACGATATTTCGTATGGTCTTATTTGGTGGTTGGACGTCAATGATACGAATAGTCTAACCTTTTCTGGAACACGCACTGTCGGTTCCACCTCGTATCCTGTTGTAACTGGAATTGCGGATAAATCTGGAAGCGGTCCTGGTAAAAATGCGGTTATAACAACTGGAACGAGCCCTGTCGCAACTGGTCCCATCTATATTTCTAGTATTACCAATGAAGTTATGACAAATTCTTCTATTCGTACATACGCTCCTATTGCATCAGGTATACTTAGTTCAACAACACCTGGTGCCAATGCTACCGTTGGAATTAACAAACCAGGTCTACTCTTTCGCGGCCGTTCTAATCCTGCTGCACCCAATAATGCGTATGATTCTCTGGAAGGAATGCCAGGATCTACAAGTGCACAAGGAACACCCATGGCTTTTTTTTCAGTTTTAAGACAGTTAGGATATGCATCTTTTTTCGGATCTACTGATGATCCTGATACCTATATTAATTATTCTACTTCGTATGGTGATTTTAACATGGGCCCAGACAGTACTAGGGGGCAGGTAGTTCGAGGATCTGGCCCTAGTGTAAGTATTAATAATAACAATTTCGTGATCGAAAGTATCTATCAAAAACTTACTGGCGCGATGGCGTTAAATATTAACGGCGCGTATCTAGGAGGGTCTAGCGCAACGGCAACCGCTACCAAAGTTGGCAATTTTAATAATATGCGTATTTGCGGCCGCACATCTATGTACACGCCATCTGGATATTTTAATGAATTAATGTTGTATAATCGCCGCGTGTCTGACAATGAAGTAAGAATGATTGAAGGATATTTAGCATGGAAGTGGGGTATAGGTCTCTCTGCATCTCACGCGTATGCGTCTACTCCTTACGACGGAACAATCACAACCTCTGGGGGCTCTTCTAGCTCAGGTGGCGTGGTTCGTTCTGCCCCTACTCTTACAGGGTCGCCGACTGTTACGTTGACAAGTATTGAGGAAGATACTGCCTCCCCTTCTGGTGATACGGTGGCATCCCTTCTGACATCTCTTGGCGCCGCCTATACACCCTATGATGCAGCGGATGCAAAGGGTATTGCAGTCTACAGTGCACTCGCAACAAACGGCACATGGCAGTATTCTACAAACAGTGGGTCTTCCTGGAATACGATGACTGGATTATCCGCAACGACCCACCTTTTATTAACGGGCGCTGGTACTACAAATATGGTTCGCTTTGTACCTTCTGCCAACTATAACGGTACCGCGTCTATCTCATTCCGCGCATGGGATACAACAACTGGAACGGCCGGTTCAACTGCTACTGTATCCTCTACTGGTGGATCTACCAATTATAGTTCTGGAACCGCGACTGGTTCTATCACGATAACAGGTGTAAATGATGCCCCTATTGTATCAGGATCCTATAGTTTTGCGACAGTTGAATCGTCTGGATCAGAGATGACCCCTGTATCTGTCGAAAGTATATTATCGTCTTTTACGCTAAGTGATGCAGATATTAATAATGCGCAGAGTGTGACTGCCATGGCAATTATTGCCGCGGATAGTACAGTCGGTACATGGTATTATACATCCGATAATCAGGTAACTTGGAATGCTCTAACGTCTGTAACAGCGTCTGCAGCAGTTCACTTACAGAGAACCGCAAATGAATATGTGAAATTTGTGCCTGCCACAAGTTCTAGCTATGGTACAACCTCTCTCCAGATACGTGCATGGGATAAGACAAACGAGGGCTCTCTAACAAATGGAATTGGAAATGCATCGTCTGGCGGTGGAACAACTGCATACAGTGTAACGACCCCTACCCTAACGTGTTCTGTTGTGTGTGTTCCATCTGCGCCAACAACCCTCCAAGCCTCTCTGACAGGGGCAGCGGTTCGTCTACAATGGCTTGCACCCTCTAGTTCTGGAAGTTCTTCGATTACCGCATACAAACTTTACAGAGTAGTGTCTGGTTCTGACGTCTTTGAACAAACAGTAACGGGTCTGGAGACAACGGTTACATCCTCGTTAACAATAGGATCAACGTATACATTCAAAGTTTCTGCATTAAATTCAGTGGGTGAAAGTGTACCAACTTCTGCTGTTTCGATTGAATATGCTACCGCCCCCGCGGCACCAACGGATGTTACAGTCATATCAAAGAATGCGGCAATTGATATTTCTTGGACTGCCTCTGCCTCAACTGGTTCTCAGAGTATTACATCCTATGAACTGTACAATGCGGATATGGATACACTCCTGACAACTGTCTCTGGAACTACCACCTCTACAACGCTCTCTGGTCTAAATAATTTACTAGCCTATGGCGTAATTGTAGTTGCAGTAAATGATGCGAATTTAACCGCTGCAAGTTCTGCGGCATGGTCTCTGCCCTTTGCAACAGCATCATCTTCTGTTACGTCCATTCGTTCAACTCTTGGAACTACGTTAGAGGGTCAATCTAACCCTATTGGAATTACTGCGAGTATTGTAAAATCAGTTGCCGCGTCTGGAAATGCAGAAAAAAACCAAATTATGAAGAATGTGATGGATGGCACATTTAAGAAACTAGTCTCTGCCACTGCGATTAGTCAGGAACTTTCCTCTACGGTAACAACGCTTGGGGATATTGTAACGGGTCTAAGTGATGCAACTACGAAGGAGACGCTTGTAAAGTCTACAGTTGAGCTGGTATTAGAAGATGCCGTTGCACAAAATACAGTCGCGGCCACGAAAATTTCAGCAATTTCCAGTGTGTTTGCAAGTGCGGTATCCCAAGTGACTAGCGCAAGCAGTCTCACAGGGTTAACAACAAATACAGTGAAACATGCAGCAACTTCTCTCTTGACAAATACCAGTCTACAAACTGCGGAAGCAGTTGCGACCCTTTTGACGACAGCGAATAGCAATACAACCTATAAGTCTGATATTGTAGATACACTTATTACAAGCAAGGGCGGTGAAACGATTACAGTGACAAGTGATGCGCTGACAACACTCAAAAATTCAGTGGATGCGGCTAAGCGCGGAACAACCTTTAACGGTCTAACATCTCTATCTGTAAAAGTACCCTCTGGTTCAAATACAGTTGATGTGTCCACCGTTTCCAGTGGAGCATCTGTCTATGTTCCTATGAAACCAGATGTATCCTATACAGTTTCAGATGGAAGTAATACAGTTACACTCAGTTATAATGTAAGCCAGGGTAAACTGTATAAGGGTGGTGTGGAACTTGCTCTGAATTCGACTATAACCATCGGAACAAAGATTTTTACTGTATTACAACTGGGGTCTACAACATTACAGTATACATCAAATACAGGTGGTGGAGGCGGCGGTGGAGGCGGCGGTGGAAGACCCCCTTGTATTGTGAAGGGTCAGCAGATTTTGACCCCTGAAGGATATGTTCCTGTGGAAACTCTGAAAGACGGAGATACCATAGTAACATCTGAGAATAGAATCGTTCCCGTGAAGGTCTATCATTTTACGATTTCCAAGACGGATGAAAAATCGGCACCGTATACAATTTCTGCTGGAGCCTTTGGTAAGAACATGCCTCCTAGAGATATTCGTGTATCTGGTCTCCACGCCATCAAGAAAGATAAGCACACATGGGAATTACCTATGACTGCTGCTATTCGAAACAAGGGTGTCGTACAAGATGAGGTTGGTGGCTCTGTAACCTATTATCACGTGGAAACTCCCAATTACTTGAAAGATCATCTGGTCGTGGAGGGAGCGACAGTCGAATCCTTTGGACTGTATTTCATGAAGCGCAATGGACTTGGAAATATCCAAATGTATACCTGGTCGTCCAAGTACAATGGATACACGCGGTATACGCCGAATATTACAAAGAGCGTGACAAAGTAGAATTAATTTGATATAGGTATAGGTGTAACTGTGTTACCAAGCGCATTCAAATGTTTTTTTGATTGCTCGTGGCGTTTTTTATGATAATTAACAAATGTACCATTACAAATAGAGCAAATTTGACTAACGTCTGGATTTTCTTTTTTCTTCTTCTCACGATATAACGCACCATATATATTTAATTTTTCTCTATTCTTATCTCTATATTCTTTAATATTTTTTAGAATTTCTACTTTATTTTCAGCATAATATTCCTTTGATTTTTTAGCTATTTTTTCCTTATTTTCTTCACGCTTTTGTTTTGCTTTTACTTTTAATTCCTCTTTTCTTTCTTCAGTCCATGCTTTTTTATAGGCGGCAATTTCTTCCTTATGTGCTTCATTATACTCTTTTGTTTTTTGATAAATCTTTTCTCTATTTTGGGCAATGTACTCACGTCTTTTTTCGTATACACTGTCTTTATTTTCAGTAACATATTTTTCATTATAGGCTCTAATTTTTTCAGTATTTTCATCACGATACCGCTTTTTATATTCTAGAATTTTATCACGATTTTCTTGGCGATACACTGCTTGAACCTGTTTTAATTCCTCTTCTGTCTGAAATGCGTTATTGTTATTCAAACAAAACTCGTCACCTTCACATGCTCTAATATATTCATTTTCTTTTTTAACGAGTTCCTCTCTTGAAGAACAAACATATTCTTCAAGACACTTAATTTCAACATTATCCCATCCAAGATTATTAATATGTTTATATACTTTACGCTCTGGATATTGCCGAGAATGATGTTTATGGTCTCTTAGACGATATCTTATATCTGTAGTAGTTGAACCAATATAATAATAACCATCAATACACCATATACAATATATACGTGAATTTAAGTATTTATTAGTATGTTTACTAGTCTCATTTTCAGTCATTCCTTATAATTGTAATTTGTGAGTTTTCTTTAAATATTTTATGACGGGTCAATTTTTCATAAAATATTCAATGATACAACCTCGTGATATTAAACGCTACGGATGAATTCCCAGCGCATCTCCTCGCATATATTCTGCCAGACCTTACTTTGCTGATATAACTTATCACGATTTTTCAACAAGGGGAAACTTGCTAAAAATTCGTCCAACCCAAGCAGTTCGCAGAATTTATAGAGAACATAGGAATAGGATAAAAAGTTACGACGATTTTTGGGACAGTGTTTCTGGAAACTTGGCTGGATTTCCTTAAACATGTGGCGCAGCTTCTCTTCTGTTTCGCGGCTCATGACGGGCGCGATACTTCCATTCAACCGACTAATAATAAAGGGAATGTGATCGTATTGACGATTGAGTTTGAGTTTGCGTAGCACTTCGCGCATTTGACGATATTTGAGGTTCTTGAAATCCGTGATGCGCTGCTTTTTGAGTTCCGCCACAATCAAATCAAAGGTATCCTGAGGAATTTCAGTACTCCCCTTGGCTTGGAATTGTGCCAGAAGTTCATTGAAGTGATTGATACGCTTGTAGGCATAATAGGAGCTTTCGCGAGGAGGATCTTTATAGGAGGGGCGGTCACTGTCAATTAACATAAATTCAGTCATACCACAATCAGGACAATACAGCATAGCATCTGTTTGACTAAACATCATATCGCATCCGCACTCGGTACACTCGCCAGACATATCATCAATCTCATTTGTCTTTTTCACATATTCTGGATTAATTTTTAGTAAATATTTTTCCAGTAACATATCACGACTGAGAACCTTCTCTTTTGTCTTACCCTTCTTGGGGAGTTGAGCTTCGGTTGTTTGCTCTTCGACTGTCATTTCAGAGGTATGAATCGCAGCAGCAGTTTCCAGCGCACTCAAAATATCACCAGGCTTTCGTTTGCTGCGCTGTGCGACAGCACCAATCGCACCCTGTGAAATTTTATCTTGAATATCATAATATTCAAAGAGCAAATCGCCCGTAGATAAGAGGTAATCGTATAAACGATCGTCGTCCTTCTTAGACGTGAGTTCTTCTTCCAAGCGAACAAGTTGATTTTCTAATTGTCCACGCGCAAGGTCGTCCTTTGCCAGATGGATTTGACGTTTGAGTAGTCCAATATCCTCTTCGATGTATTTAACCTCCTCTTGCTCTTCCTCTATCTTTTTTAGTTGGCACTGGTGAATGACATCCATGGTTGTTCTCTCCTCTGGATTACTCCTCTTTGTCGGTTTCATCTTAAAAAAGCCATCCTCGCGCGCCCCTGACATATCTCTGTCACAAACTATACGGAGTGTTTAAGCATACCTTTAAGGTCTCGCACGCGGTTTTTACTGTTAAATTCCCCGGCAAAATAGGCGCGTTTTGGAATCTCCCAACTTTTTTTTCTAAAGCAAGGGTATAGCAGAATGACAGGTGGTGGTTTAATGCAGCTCGTGGCCTATGGTGCCCAAGACGTTTACCTGACTGGTAACCCCCAGATCACTTTCTTCAAGGTCGTGTACCGTCGTCACACGAACTTTGCCATGGAGTCCATTGAGAATCCTTTCAATGGTGCCCCTAACTTTGGCAAGAAGGTGACCTGCACGATCCAGCGCAACGGTGACTTAATCTACCGCATGTACCTGCAGGCCACTCTGCCTCAGGTGACCCTGCAGACCAGCGACGGCTCTGGCGCCCAGTTCCGCTGGCTGAACTGGCCTGGTCACAATCTGATCAAGAACGTGGAGATCGAGATCGGTGGCCAGCGCATCGACAAGCACTACGGTGACTGGCTGCAGATCTGGAATGAGCTCACGCAGGAGCCTGGCAAGCAGGCCGGCTACGCCAAGATGGTTGGCAACGTGCCTCAGCTCGTGAACCTGCTGCTCCAGGGTGGCGAGGACTGCGACGATGACTGCGGCGGCGGCGAGCCCAACACCTCCAACGAGGTGCTGAAGTGCTCCCCTGAGTACACGCTGTACATCCCCCTGCAGTTCTGGTTCAACCGCAACCCTGGTCTGGCCCTGCCCCTGATCGCGCTGCAGTACCACGAGGTGCGCATCAACCTGGAGTTCAACGACCTGCGCAACCTGTGCT